AATCTAAATCCGTTACCCTCAGAGCGAACAACAATCTCTCTATTTACAGAAAGATTATTCATTTCGGTGGTAGTTATAGGAAGTATTTTGACGTATTCCTGATACGATAATGGATAATTTAGATATGAAGTTTCAAACGTAGAATTTGCAAATGAACCTATTGTTCCTTCATATGCATTTTGAGGCAAATCGTCACCAAATACATTACCAGCAACATTTAAAATTGCAATATCTTTTAGTCGTATGTCATACAATGCAACTAGATTCTGAGCAGATGCAAACTTTTGTGGTAAGATTGAAGATGCCGCAACAGACACATCAAGCACACTTGGTGTTGGAGATACAATTACAACATATTCACCATATGTATCTAAATCTGCAAGTGTTATAAAAGTCGGCAACTCACGATCCATTACAGTTGACATTGATATGCCAACATCATTGAGTGAGAGTTGAATTGGAATTTCAGGTTTAACTATTAACGATCCTGTAGTAACAATAGATTCTAAAAGTGGTATAGTCCCGCTAACTGCAAATGTTTCGTATTTGAGTTTTGTTGTAATACCAGATACAGAAAGGTCTATTGTATTGTCGATATACAAATTCATAATCGACTGATACGCAGGATTTTCTCCATACAAATCACTAAATCTGGCGTCTTGTAATACTGAAATTGGAACAACAGACCAATCTTCATTATAAACACCAAATGGTGTCATAGGCAAATTGCCGTATATGTTATCTCCGTAACCAGGTAGAATGTCTTGATGTGAAATTACAAATTTTGTTGTGGGTAACGTTGCAGACGTTGCAGTAACATTCAATTCAAATGGTGTTTGAATAATAAACGAATGTCTAACATCGTCTTGATTGATTGTGATTCCAACATCTGTAATTCCAGTTTCGTCATCACCTTCAGGAACCAAATGTATAACATACTCTTGAACATCCAACAAGTCTGTATTAAGACTAATAACAGGTGCTTCAACTTTAATTGACCAAGTGATACTAGAATATTCATACTCTGCACCCACAGTAAGATGAGTGAATATCTGAACAAGCATTCTCTGAATGTCTGGATTATTAATCAGTTCCGCATGAACGTCAAGATCATTAAGAATCTGAATCTCACCAAAGTATATGAGACCAGCAGGGTGGATGATTGATTTTAATGTATTTGAATATGTTTGGAAAGTTAATCCACTCTTGATAACATAAGAGTAATCTTGATAGTAGTATGAGTCTTGAATAATCTTGTAATCAATTTTACCATCGTCATCTAGAAAAACACCTTCTCTAATTCCTAAACCAGAAATAACTGGGCTTAGTATTGCGTTTCCGTCACCAATAGTGGCCGCTGACGCATTGGCCGCACTATAGTCGATACCAAAATTTGTAATTTCAACAGCACGAATAGAACCAATACCTGTGATGTTATTTGATGTATCAACAGTAACATTTGCACTTTTACCTTGAACATTTGTTGCTACTAAATTTGCACTTGCGCCAGTTGTTGTCGTGATTGAAATTGAAGGTAAATTTGCTGAACTGTATCCAGTACCAAAATTTGTCAATTCAATACGTTTGATTGCACCTATTACAGACCAGTCTTCATTTTTGATAATGTCGTAGTAACTACCATCAGCTTTCATTTGAAAGCCATCTTCAAATAAAAGATCGAATGTTGTTGATTCTACAACAGATGCAATTTGTCCGGCTGCATTTGCACCAGATCCACCTGTAAACACTAATGTGTTTCCAACACCATAGTTAGAACCAGCATTATTAATTGTGATTAATTTGTCAGATAACAATCCCAAAGATGCAATTGTTGTGTCTTGTAGTGTGATAGCAGGTTTCTTAAAATATCCTTCACCCCTATTGAGAATAGATACTTCAGAAATTTCGCCAACAGTAAATGTGTTTGCACCAGAAGTTACGCTGTATGTATTTGCAAGCGCAGTAACTTGAACAAGAAATCCACTACCACCAGTTCCGCTACTGTCAATGGTTGCGTTAGTATTTAATTGATAGCCATGTCCGATTGTATTTACAGTTAATGCACTAATCGGAGATTCTTTAATTGATGAAACTCTAGCTTGTGCCTCTGAGCCATCACCTGTAATTGTAACAACATCGCCATCTTCATATCCAGAACCACCATCAACAATCGTGACACCAGATACAATACCATAAATTGTTGTGACAAGGTCTTCATCATCAATGTCAACAATGTCTTCACCTGCGGCAAATGTTCCACTCACAAGTTTGAGTGTCATCTCAGCAACTTCTAACGAACCGATAAAGAATTTTTTGATATCAACTACGTTTGCAAGAACACCAGAAGTCTTTCCACGAATAGTCTTATTTAAAAATAAGAAGATATCTCTAGAAAATGGTGTACCAGTTGCATCTATACCAACAGCTACAGCTTCTGTTCTGATGATTTGTGTCTTTTCAAAGTTACCATCAGACACACGAAGGACATCTTCTCCTGGATAGTAGAAATCAATGTCTTCATTGTATAAAAGTTTGAACAAGAATCTATAAGACTGTTCATTACTTTTAGATTCATAAAAATCTTTAAAGTATTGTGCAACTAATTGTTTATTGCCATAATATGTTGCAGGTATGCTAGGATATAATTCTTCTCTAAGATAATCAACATACGTGTCAACGGAAGTTTCAAGATTTTTATAGTTTAAAATATTTCCTGATGCACGACCAACGTTATCTTTAATCACATTGATTGTTGCAGTAGCACCAGAAGTCTGACCAGTAACACTTTCAGTATATGCAAATACAGTTCTTGATGTTGGTGCAATTACAATAGAGTTTGTTTTAACTTCTTTGATTGATGCAATTGCGCCAGAAATTGCGCCGACAATAGTTTCACCAACAACAAACGTTCCAGTTTTATTGGTTAGTGATAATGTTGTAGATTGCATCCATTCATAGTATGCTTTCATAAACAGCAAAAATCTTTCCGTATCAACGGAAGAATTTTCGCCAATAAATGATTCTACATTTAATGAAGGCTTGAAAAATGCATCATTCATTTTTTTATCTGCTGACTAAACTAATTGATTTATCATCAATCATTGTGACTGATATGTCAGCATCTCTAATTGTAATAATCTGACCCCTCAATGGAAGAATATCTTTATCTTGTGGAGCCGCAGTTATTTTTAATGTTGTACTACCATCGTTAAATGATGTTGGCGCAAAATTTGTCAGAATAATTTTTCCTGTAGCATAATCAATTGTTCCTGCATTATTTGATACTGCTATGTTTTCAATGCCCAACACTCTGTAAATACGAATTATACCATTGTTGTCTTCTAAAAAACAATTTGAAAATCCACCAAAAGTAAATGAATTTGATGTGATCTTATTACCCACACCATTTGGATGCGTTGATGGTCTACCATTTGTCGCATTGTCTATTGGATTTGAAAACGCAACTTCGTATCTTGTACCAACACCTAATTGAATGTCAACTTCTTTTCTCATCTGTGCTGTAGTGACACTACTTAAAATTGATCTCTCAGTAACGTCAATTAGTCTAGACAATTTAGAGTATCTAAAATATTTGGAGAACTGATTTATTTCGTTCAAATTATATGATTTAATTGTGTCAATAACAAGTTGTTTAATTTCAGCCGCACTTAAAATTGTTGTGTCTGACTGATACTTTACAATTGCATTGACAATAATAAATATGTACTCGGGGTCAACAATTTCTGTAGAGATAGTTAAAACTTTTTTGGGTTTAACTACAGAATTAATTAAATTGAGTTTTTCTGTTGCAGTCAATACATCACCTGTTGTTGGTTTAACTGCAATGAATACTTTTCCAAATGTTGGCGGATCATTATCTTCACCACCCCACACAACGCAAGAATCTACTGTCGCTTGCTGTAACATTAGAGTTTTATAATCCTCGGCTGTTACTACACGATTCTGTGCCTCATATGCTTTTGGAGCATTGAATTTAATTTGATTGACTGTTTCTCTGTCTGCACCACCTGTTGCTGGATCAGATGAAACAAAATTGATTGCTGTTACACCACTAATTGCGTCAGCGTATGTCAACGTTTGAATGTCGTTTGCTGAAGATCCGTTAGACACAAGATATTCAAGCACAACAATATTGCCAGCGTCTAATGCAACGCCAAATACGCCATCGCCAAATTTGATTTCGTATTGTTCGTCTTCAACTTCTTCTAAGTAATACACTCTAGTTGTAGAAGCAACTTCAACTAAGCTAGTTACTTTAGAGAATGTTCTTACTGTACTGTCTACAAAAGAATTCAAAACGCTAACAGTCAAAGTTGCAGTATCAACATTTTTATTTGGAATCAAAAATCTTTGGTCTGGATCATTTAAGTTTACAGTATATCTTCTATTGATATAACGGCCTTCTTTAAGTGACATAGCCGAACTATACACACCACTTGATGGTGTGATAATTACAGAAGTCGTATTTAAGAAGTTATACGACACTCCATCTACAGAACCCGTGAAAGAAGTGTACGCTGGAATAGTAACGCTAGTTGGAGAACCAGTGACTGTCACCGTTGCAGTTCCGCTAATAGATGCAGATGTGACTGAACGTGGCGTATAGTTTAATGACTTAGCCAAGTTGACAACTGAATTTCTTTTTTGCGCTGTTGGCAAGAATGCTTCAGCGGCTACCATGTTTAGATAGAATGAATTGTAGTAGGTGTTATATGCCAACAAGTCTAATAGAACATTAAGTCCAGACCCCTCAAAGTTATAGTCTCTGAATTGATCCTGCGCTTGTAGATAGGATTTAAAATTAGTTTTTATTCCTTGAAAATCTAACGCATCTAGTTTTAAATTATTGTCCGATGCCATTATGCTATCCTTTTGACTGTTGTAGTTATACTTGAAATTATATTCGTATTTTTTATTCTATACTGAATTTGTAAATAAATTCCATCATCACTAAACGTTGGTAGAACTTCAATAACATCAATTCTGGATTCATAATTTGTAAGTGCGTCATACACACTATCTTTTATACTATTTTTAGTAAAAACATCTGGATTAGAGAATAGATAATTGCCAATTGTGCATCCGTATTCTGGATAAAATGGTTTTCTACCTCTAGGAGTTGTAATCAGATTTATTATTGAACGCTTAATGGCTAAATCGTCTACAATAGGACGTACATCACCACTCACAGGATGAGGGGTGAAATCTAATGAAAGGTCTTTGTAAAAATTTAAAGTAGCCATTTTTTTCTTTTATTTATATCTGTTATTCTACCGTTTTAGCGTCTTGAATTTCTTTTCTACGTTCTTTTGCGGCTTTGGTGAACTCGGCTAATGCTTTTCTTGCTCTTGTTCCTGCGGCTTTGTTTCCTTTTTCATCAAACTTTGCACTTTCTGCAAGATATGATTCAAATAAATTTACTAAGTTTTCGTGATTTGTCATTATTATTTCCTTATAAAATGTTGACTTTTGCTTGACAGTATGCTATATTACTGTGTAGACTGTGATTTTAGATATCTGTTATGACTGTGATTGATGTATTCGGTAACAATGTTGTTGCTGGATCATCAATTCTTTCTTTGATGGTATTTACTTTATCTTTCAGAGTCTCTATAAACGGATCAATATTATCTTTTCTGTACCTACCTTCACCTTCTATTTCACGCATAAGTTGGGCAAGCGTTATTTTATATTCACGGTCTTCTAATACTAAATTGAGATTCGATTGAATATTACAGTTGGTATTTGCAAATACACGAAGTCCTGGAGTAGACTCTCCGCTTGGATCTCTTAAAAAATCAATTTTAGTGTTTGAACTTATCGTAACGTTATTACTGCTATTGATGTTAATAGTATTTGATTGTAGTTGTATTTCATTGTTAGAGTCAATTCTTATCATTTTAGTCGTTTGCCAGACAATATCACTTCTATTTGTAACACTTGCAAAATTTCTTGTAGCACTTGATTCGGTGCCGAAGTAATCTAACGCCTTTACTGGGATTGCAGGAAGATATCCTAAAATCGCAGGTTCTTGTGCAGACAACGAATCTAAAAAGAAACCAAAGACCCAATCACCAAGTGCTGGCGCACCATATAGATTCGGGGTATTTAGGGGGTGGATAGTTAGTGCCCACGGCAAGTCTACAGTTGGAACTAAATCTGTCTTCTTTGCTGGATGATAGCCAAAACATCTCACTTTACATCTGCCGAGCGTGAGAGGATCGTTGATATCCTCAACAACTCCAATCCACCAAATAAAACCATCATGTCCTAAAAAATTTCTCATCAATTATTCCATATTCTTAAAGTATTGAATTTGTTTCTCTTGGTCTGATAGCTTTTCATCTACTTGTTTGGGCGTTTCGATTAGTTCTGGACCAAAAACTTCTTCTTCCCATTCTTCTTGTGAAAGAATAG